AGATTAACAAGCCCCACTTAAAAGTAAATATGAATAGGACATTAAAATGAATAAATTAAATAATAACTTATCTGAAATTTTAGATGTAGAACCTATTAAAGTAACAGATAATATTGTTATTGAACCTTTAAATAATATTGATGATGATGCTGAATTTGCTAGGCAAAATATTAGACATCTTATAGAAAAAGGTAATGATGCTATGGAAGGAATTTTGAATGTCGCAAAATCTTCTGACCATCCTAGAGCTTATGAAGTTGCCGCTAATATGTTGAAACATCTAACTGATATGAATAAAGATTTAATGGAAATACAAAAAAGAAAAAAAGATTTACAACCTAAAGAAACTTCGCCAACAAATGGTATAAATGTTGATAAGGCAGTTTTTGTAGGTTCAACAAAAGAATTAGTTAAACTTCTAAAGAGTAAAGAATAATGGCACTAACACAAATAAAACCAAATGCTATTGATTCAACACAAGATTTCGTATTCGATAGTATAACTATTGACGGTATCGTTTTAAGTAATAGTGGTGGTAGTCTTACTGTTACTGGAGCGCAATCAATTAATGTAAGCACTGGTTTTGATTCTGGACCACAAGCAAATGCGGCTTATGACGCTGCTAACTCAGCATCATCTTATGCTAATGCGGCATTTGCTGTTGCGAATACTGGTGGTTCAGCTACAGATTCATATGCTAGAAATACTGCTAACTCAGCATCATCTTATGCTAATGCGGCATATGGTACAGCTAACAGTGCTAGTTCTTATGCTAATGGTGCGTATGCTTCTGCTAACTCTGCTGCAAGTGCTGCTAGTTCTGCACAAGAAACTGCTGATGCTGCATCTAGTTATGCTAATTCTGCTTATAGTACAGCCAACAACAAGTTAAACACATCTGGTGGCACAGTATCAGGCGATTTAAGTATTACTGGCAATTTAACTGTTTTGGGTAATGCTACTAGTATCGCTGTTTCGACTATAAAAATAGACGATGCTTTAATTCAATTAGCAGCAAATAATGAAACTTCCGATTCTTTGGACATCGGATTCTTTGGACATTATAGTCCAGACGCAGGAGTAACCAAAAAACATACAGGTCTTTTCCGTGACGCTACGAATGGGTTATACTATTTGTTTAATAATTATGAAGATCCTAGTTTTGATACATTATCTCCAAACAACACTATTGATGTTGCTAATTCTAGTTTTAGAATAGCAAATCTTACGGCAAATATAATAACAAACACAGCCTTCATAAGAGGATATGATCCAATAAATCATACTAATTCAGCTTTTGATGCTGCAAATACTTCATATAATTACGCATCAGTTTTAGAAACAAATTTAACAATTGCTGCTGATTATGCTAATGGAGCATTCACTGCGTCTAATACTGTAGGATCATATGCTAATTCTGCATATGGTGCAGCTAATACCGCAGACCAGAAAGCTGTAAGTGCTGGTTCATATGCTAATTCAGCGTATGGTATTGCTAATACCGCCGATCAGAAAGCGACGAGTGCCGGTTCGTATGCTAATTCAAGTTTCTCATCTTCCAATACTGCTGACCAGAAAGCTGTAAGTGCAGGTAGCTATGCTAATGGAGCTTTTGCTGCTGCGAATACAGCCGATCAAAAGGCAGTTAATGTTGGTGCCTATGCCAACTCGGCATTTGATGTAGCTAACAGTTCTAGTTCGTATGCTAACTCAGCATATGGTCAAGCTAATACTGCAAATACTAATGCTGCTACTGCCGACCAAAAGGCAGTAAGTGCTGGTAGCTATGCTAATTCGGGATATAGCCAGGCTAATGTTGCCACAACTAATGCTGCGACTGCTGACCAAAAGGCAGTAAGTGCTGGAGATTATGCTAATAGTTCCTTTTCTATTGCTAATACTGCTGATACCAAAGCAACAAATTCTGCATCTTATGCTAACTCTGCTTATCTTCAAGCCAATATAGCCACAACTAATGCTGCTACTGCTGACCAGAAAGCTGTAAGTGCTGGAGTCTATGCTAATAGTGCTTACGCTTTAGCTAATACTTTTTCATCTGGTTCAATTGATAACTATGCTAGACCACATGCCAATGCAGCATATAGTGCTGCAAATACAGCAGATCAGAAAGCAGTTAGTGCTGGTAGTTATGCTAACAGTGCTTATGTTGCAGCTAATTCATCTGGATCATATGCTAATGCTGCATTTGCTGCGGCTAATAATGCTGTCGATACTTGGGTAAGAGATGCAGCTAATTCAGCATCCAGTTATGCTAATAGTGCATATGGTGCTGCAAATACTGCTGACCAAAAAGCGGTTAGTGCAGGTAGCTATGCTAATTCTGCATATGGTGCAGCTAATACCGCAGACCAGAAAGCAGTAAGTGCTGGATCATATGCTAACTCGGCTTACACTACAGCTAATTCCAAATTATCATCGTCTGGTGGTACAGTAAGTGGTGATTTAAATATTACTGGTAACTTAGTGGTTTCTGGTAATGCAACCACTATTAGTGTATCCGATTTAAGAGTAGATGATCCATTACTTCAGTTAGCATCTAATAATGAAACTTCAGATACATTAGATATTGGATTTATAGGACATTACAGTGACGATTCTGGAATAAATGAAAGACATACAGGACTTGTCCGTGACGCATCGGACGGACTTTATTATCTGTTCTATAACTATTTGGATCCAAGTTTTGATACAGCATCACCAAATAATACTATTAATGTCGCTAACTCCAGTTTTAGAATTGCTAATTTAACTGCAAACTTAATTTCTGATGTTGTTAGAGTAAGAGGATATGATCCAATAAATCATGCGAATTCTGCATTTAATGTTGCTAATTCTGGTAGTTCATATGGAAATTCTGCTTTTGACTCAGCTAATATTGCTACAACGAATGCTGCTACAGCAGACCAGAAAGCAGTTAGTGCAGGTAGCTATGCTAATTCAGGATATGCTGCCGCTAATACCGCAGACCAGAAAGCTGTAAGTGCTGGTAGCTATGCTAACGCTGCCTTCGCTGCTGCAAATAATGCTGGTTCAGGTACAGACGCTTGGGTAAGAGATGCTGCTAATGCTGCTTCCAGTTATGCCAATTCAGCTTTTGCTGTTGCTAATACTGCCGACCAGAAAGCAGTTAGTGCTGGATCATATGCTAACAGTGCTTATGGTGCAGCTAATACTGCTACAACGGATGCTGCTACTGCTGACCAGAAAGCTGTATCAGCTGGTTCTTATGCCAACTCGTCATTCACTGGAGCTAATACCGCAGACCAGAAAGCAGTAAGTGCTGGTAGCTATGCTAATTCAGGATACACTCAAGCAAACACTGCTACAACGAATGCTGCAACAGCAGACCAGAAAGCTGTAAGTGCTGGTAGCTATGCTAATTCAGGATATGCTGCCGCTAATACAGCAGACCAGAAAGCAGTAAGTGCTGGTAGCTATGCTAATTCTGCATTTGAAAGTGCTAATTCCGCGTCAACTTATGCTAATGGTGCATTTGCTTCTGCAAATACTCGACTAGCTACTACCGGTGGTACAATTTCTGGTGATTTAACGGTTTCTGGATTCACGACACTATCTGAAACAACAGAAGTTCTTACAACTTTAACCGGTGCAACAGGTACAGTAACTCATAACTTATCAACAGCAACAACTTTTTATCATACAACTCCTGCTGCAAACTGGACGGCTAACTTTACTAATGTTCCAACAACAGCAAGTCGAACAATAGTTGTTTCTATAATAGTTGTCCAAGGTGCTACTCCCTATGCTCCTACTGCTGTACAAATTGATGGTGCAGCACAAACTATAAATTGGTTTGGAGGAACAGCACCAACTGCAGCCGCAAACAAAACAGAATTTTATTCATTTACTTTACTTCGTACAGGTGGTGGATCATGGTCCGTTTTTGGATCTGAAGCTACCTTTGGATAATTATGCCTAGAATAAACTCACTTAATACTTTTGTATCGTCATCTATATTAAATCCTGTTGGAGGAGGTGCTGATCCCGAAGAAGCAAACTATGCAAGCGCTACAATGGTTTTCATTCAAGGAACAGCACCAACAGGTTGGGTTAAAGATACTAGCGATAATGATTATACATTACGATGTGTTACTGGTTCAGTTTCAAGTGGTGGTGTTTTAGGTTTTGCTACTGTCATGACAACAAGAACTTTAACAGGTAGTTTAAACATTACTGGATCAGTTGGACCTGTAACACTTAGTATATCTGACATGGGAACACATACTCATGATATAAATCCAGTAACTAACTCACCTTTTGTAGTATCTCCAACAACCAGCGTACTTGGAACAGGCACCTCAGGACTAACTAGATCTTTATCTCCTGGTTTTTCTACTGGTTCTATGGCTCCAAATCCAACTTCACCGGGCGTTGCAGCAGGCACAGCACATGCTCATCCTGAAAATTCACCCAATCTTACTAACCCTACAACTTTTGCGACTGTAGATTTAAGAGTTAAATATGTAGAAGCTATTTTAGCAACAAGGACATAAAAATGAGTTTAGTTATTCCATCAACCTCTAGAACAATCATGAAAATGACAACTCCACCTACAGGGTGGACTAAAGATACTTCTTTTAATGATTATGCATTACGTGTAACAACAGGTAGTGTAGTAAATAGAACAACTGGACACAGTTATTCGACCGTTTTTAAAAATTATACAAATATTTCTTGTTCTGGTCCAATTTCTTTTTCTGTTGGAGCTACTTCATTAAGCAATACTCAAATGCCAAACCATATTCATTTTGCTGTAACTCACCCAGCAACTCCTGTTAATAGAAGATCAGGATCATCACAACCTGCAGCGGCACTTGCTATTGCATCGTTTACTAATGTAGTAACTCAAGGACTTAGTGCTGCTCATATTCATCCAAATGGAACAGTAGCACTACAACCAGGAACATTTATAAATGAAAGTGGTACGCCAAGCTCAATTAGTTTAGAAGTAAGATATGTGGATGCTATTGTTGCGGTAAGGAATTAATTATGCCAATCTTTACATCAGGTACAAAAACCATTTTTCATCAAACATCAGCTCCAACTGGATGGACTAAAGAAACGACACTTTATAATAATCACGCACTAAAAATAATAAGTGGGTCAACAATAAATTCTGGTGGTTCGGTTGATTTTGATGTAGCTTTTACAACTACTCCTAATACGTATACAAATGTTCCGGTTACCGGTTCTACAGGTGCTCTTTCGTTAGCTCTTACTAACTTACCTGCTCATGCACACTCATTTAATCCATCAATTAGATTCCAAACGAGTGGACCAAGATCAGCCACTTCAACAAGTCCTGTTACTGCTCCTGCTATTAATAATTCTACACCAGCAACTACGCCTCAAAGTGGAGGTGGAGGAGGAAGTCATAATCATTCAATCAATATAACTGCTAGTGGTAATGTTTTTCAAGGTTCTCCAAATACAAATTTGGCGGTAAATTACATTGACGTAATTATAGCCACATTAAATTAACAATAAATACTTGACTATATAATTTTTTAGGAGAAAATAGTATGATACAAACTCATAGGTTAACCATTATACCTGCTGATGGCACAGTTGTAACCGACATTATACATAAAGCTTTCATTGAATTGGACTTTTCTCAGTGCGGAATACCTGACAATATTCACGCTTTACAATGGAATAATCCAGTTTGGCCAGATAAAAATAACTCTCATCTAATAGGATTAGAATATGGTCAAGGATCAGGGTGGATTGAATTTCGTTCCGACGAACCTAATATGAATATTACTGAGTTGCCACAATGGGCTATTAATTGTTATAATAAGTGGTTGGAAAAATACAATTCGCAACCACCTGAAACGGATGAATAATGCACGATTCTTTGACTGAAAATAATTATATCTATATTCCTAATTTTATTTCTGAAGCCTCAGCAAAAGTTATGGCTTCAAACTTTAAACATCACTGTGAAGAAAATAATCTTTCTGGTGATAATCAGGCTCCTAATTCTTATTCAGAATATAATTTTATAGACTTTTTAGAATTATTATGTGAAAAATCTCCTATTGTTAGTCAAATAATAGGAGAAACAGTTTTACCCACATATAGTTACGCTAGGGTTTATAAAGATGGTAGTGTTTTAGAAAGGCACAGAGACAGAGATGCTTGCGAAATAAGTTTGACTATACATTTAGAGGGCGACAAAGACTGGCCAATATATATCGAAACTCCGAATGGTGATGAGGTAGAATTAGTTTTAAAACCTGGTGATGCTATGCTTTATTTGGGATGTGTTGCTGATCATTGGAGAAATCAATTTTTAGGTACAGAATATATTCAGGTATTTTTACATTATGTTAGAAGTAGAGGTGATAAAAAATATGCTTATTTCGATAAAAAAAAGAATGAACCAAAAGAAGAAGAGAAAAAGATAAAAGAACCACCAAAAATAAGTAAAATTAAAAAAAATCTAGAAGATTATATAGTTGTATTAGATGATATTATTCCTAATGATCTTTGTGATAGAGTTGTAAACGAATATAAGAATAGTCCTGAATGGGATTTGGCACAAGTTGGAAACAATACTACTGATACAAATTATAGAAATGTTCATAGTTTGTTTATATCAACTTCAGAAGTAATTCTTAAAAATGAAAACATTAGAAAAAAATTAGATGAAGAACTTTTTAATGTTGCTAATAAAGCGATTACAAAGTATAATAGTATGTTTAATCATTGTAATGTAGTTAGAGATTCTGGATATGATTTATTAAGATACGATGTTGGACAATTTTATGTCCAACACACAGATTCTTATCAAATGCATCCAAGATCAGTTTCTTGTTCTTTTGCTCTTAATGATGATTATGAAGGAGGAGAATTTGCTTTCTTTGATAGAGAATTGAAGTATAAATTAAAAAAAGGTTCTATTTTGTTATTCCCCTCTAGTTTTATGTACCCACATGAAATTATGACTGTGACCAAAGGAACACGATATTCCATCGTTACTTGGTTTATTTAAAAAGGAGATTATATTATGCAATTAAAACCAGGAAGTTTTTGTCCTATAATGAAAGAAGAATGTGTGCAATTCAAATGTGCATGGTTTACTAAAGTTGAGGGCTATAACATAAATACAGGTAAGCAAGTCGAAGAGTGGAACTGCGCTATGACTTTTATTCCTATGTTGTTGATCGAAAATTCAGGTATGTCCAGACAAACTGGAGCTGCTGTAGAAAGTTTTAGAAACGAAATGGTAAAATCTAATGAAGCCACTCAACAAATCTTTACAAACATGTTATCTGTAGATAAAGAAAAAAATACAAAACTCTTAGATGGTTAATAAACTAAAATGCCGTTAACAAAAATAAAACCGGATGTTATAGATGAAACATTAGATTATTCGTTTGATAATATTGATGCGAATACTCTGTCTATACTAGGCACTTCAACGTTTCAACAAGTGACTGAAAAGTTTCAAACTAAAACATCGTCAACCGGAACTGTTACTCATGATTATTCATTAGGTACTTTATTTTATCATACTGGAATTTCTGGTAATTTTACTGCAAACTTTACAAATGTACCAACAACAAATGATAGAAGTATTGTAATTAGTTTGATTTTGGATCAAGGATCAACAGCGTATGTGCCAAATGCTGTTCAAATTGGTGGTGTATCTCAAACTATAAATTGGGTTGGAGGTTCAACTCCAACTCCTATAGCAAATAAAAAAGAGTTATATTCTTTTATATTAATGCGAATATCAGGTAGTTGGTTAGTTTTGGGTTCTGTAACCACTTACGGTTAATTATGCCTAGAGTAAATACTCTTATGTCTGTAAAACCAAATTTTTCAGCAAGAGGTGCTGGAGAATTTTATTCATTCGCCGCGAATACAACTTCAGTGGATGAGGGTAATACTGTAGTTTTTACGGTAAATACTCAGAATGTCAGTGAAAGTACTTTATATTGGACTATAGTTCCTGTTTCTGGTACAGTAAATGCGTTTGATGTTAATTCTTTATCAGGATCATTTAGTTTAGCATCTAACACCGGATCTTTTTCGGTATCGTTAATTGCAGATTCCTCAACTGAAGGTCAAGAAATATTTCAAGTTCAACTTAGAAAAACATCTACTTCTGGTCCTATAGTAGCAAATTCTAGTTTTATTATTGCAAACGACACCTCGTTAGCTCCAGTTTATACACTTACTGCAAACACAACTACAGTAAATGAAGGTAACACTGTTTCATTTACTGTTGATACTCAAAATGTACCTAACGACACCGTTCTATATTGGACAACTTTAGGTGTTAGTGGCACAATTAATTCTTCTGATTTTTCTGGAGGTTTACTAGAAGGTAATGTTACAATTAATAATAACGCTGCATCGTTTATTCGAACATTATCAAATGATCTTACAACTGAAGGTACAGAATCTTTTCAAATACAATTAAGAACAAGTTCAAATACAGGAACCATAGTAGCGAATTCTGCTGTAGTAACAATTTCTGATACATCTACTACAGCAGGACAAATATTATTTGAGATAGATGGTTCTTTTCCTAAAACATCTGGTACTAGCATCTATGGATTTGGTCAATCTTCAACGTGGACTGTACCTACTGGTGTTACATCAATATCGGTTGTTTGTATAGGTGGAGGTGGTGGGGGCAGCAATTCTGGAACTTTTACTAATCCTTCTGGTGGAGGTGGAGGAGGATTGTCTTATAGAAATAACTTTCCAGTAACTCCAGGAGAAACTTTATGGTTTACAGTTGGTGGTGGATCTAATGGTAGACAAATTGTCGGATCTGTTGCAACATTGTGGAGAGGATCGCCATTTTCGTCAGGTTCTACTTTAATTTGTGGCGCTTATGGTGGCGAAGG